CCACACTATTGGGGCTACGCTGCTCTTACCGCCAAAGTAGGGGAAGGGTGCTTTCATCTTTCTGCTATCAGTGCTATCTGGTTATCTATGGCTATATCCCAGTTGAGAGTAACAAACTCATCTATCTTTGGCAGCCCTTCGTCTATTGCGGGCAAGATAAACGGCCTAGGCGGTATACCCCTCCGGGCTATCATTCGCCGTATGCGCCACACTAGCTCCGCGTTGGTTATGAATTTACCCGTTTTACGGTTACGGCCCTTGATCCTTTTGCGCTTCACCCACTCGAATATCACGTCGTTTGGGGGCATAGTGTTCACAAACCCGGTGATCTTCCCATACGGCTTACGCCCACTTTCCACCCATGTAGCATACGGGGGTGCAACTACGCTTAGCATGCCCTGAGCGGTGTTCACTTCGACCGTAATAGCGTCGATTATGCGGCTATCTTCCAACCCTTGGCTAGCTAGGTAGAAGCGCATTAGGTCGGCCATGAACTCCCCCGCCTCCCGCAGCGCGAATGCCATCGGAGTTTGCCGCTTTTGCTCTGCGAGAATGCGGGCTACACTTTTGCCTAGTGCGGGTTTCTTAGCCATTGCCCTGATCTTGCTGGGTGCTGGCCACGTCTATCGCTTCCTGCCTGCCGCTATCCTTACCTTTTGCCACTGCCTTAGCTATGCGCTCATCTAGCTCATTATGCAGCAGGCACTCGAGGTCATACACGCGCTGCCGTAGCCGCTGTACCTGCCGCCACATAGCGGGTAGTTCGTTCCTGCTTTTGCCCATAATGCGTTACAACCACACGCGGTTTATACATTCACACTTCCCGCCGTCTATCGACGCTTTCGGGCACGGCGCAGCCTTGCACTTTGGGCGCATATCGCTATGCTGGAGCCGCGCTTCGGCCTGCTCACTCGCTTGGTCGGTTGGCTGGCTATCCGCTTCGGTGCCTTTGCCTGCTACTTTGGTTAGCATATAGTTGTATCGCTATCTGTTTCTAGCTCTATCGTTACCATCCAGCCTGTTTCACTGTTGGCATAACTCTCTATCTCCCCTACTGCCTGCACGCTATCGAGCGAGTTGAGCACCGGCCCCCCGTTATTGTAGGCCGTGCGCCTCAGTGCGCCTACTAGCTGGTTTATCAGCGTGTAGGTAGCCTCAAGGTCATTCGTGTAGTCTGCTATGTCGGTGCCGCTTTTGGTTAGCACCCGCACGTCGAATGCCATAGTAGTGCTATTTGGCCCTAGCGTTAGGTCTGGCACCATATCAATCGCAATGTAGGGGAAGCGGATAGGCGGCTGGAAGCCTGCACGGCCCGGCCTATCCACTATTACCGGTACGCCTAGCCCCTCGGCTGCCGTCACCAGTGTGTTTAGGGTACTTTTATAACTCATCTTTTTTGGCTTGCTCTTTTGCGAATGTCATAACGTAGCTGCTCGCGGTCAAGGTAGTGCTGAACGAACTGCAAAAACTGAAGAAGCGGCAGCTCACTGACTGTGTCCATTTTGGTAAGGTCATTTCCGCACGCTATTAGTAGCCACTGATAGGCTACCGGGTACCTTTCGTTGTACGTTTCTTGGAAGGGGGAATAGGTGCCGCCGCTTGTGCCGCTGTCTCCCCAGAGTCCGGGGTAAGCGTGCTTAACGCGTGCCGCGCTAGCATGAAAAAAAGGTACACCTCCCACCCCTCCATGGCGGGCAGCTGCTCTAAGCTAGCCAGTTTAGCGGGCGCATACACCTCATCGGCGTTGTAGCCGGGAGCCTCTTTGCTCTCAGTATGCTGATAGGTTACCGCTTGCAGCATAGGCAGCACCTGCTCTGTTATTGTCTTGCCCGCCAAGTGGCTCTCCATGTCGAGAAACCTATCAGCAGTCCAGCTGGCAATGTCGTTCACCACCCCCCACTTGCTGCCATCGGCGGCGGTTAGTAGACGGTGGTGTACCGGCGTGTACGTGTTTGGCACGGCCGTATCGTACTCAGCCAGCAGGGGCAGGTACTCTGCCAAGTCTGCCACCGTAGCGGGCATCTTTCCGGTAAGTGCGGCGGCAAGACCCATCTTGATCATACCCGGGGTAGCGCGGTCGAATGGGGAGCACCTTAGGTGCCCCCACATATCGATGTACTGTTTTATGGTTAGTGTTTTACTCATCTTGGTCAGTGCTCTGTGCGCTATTGTATCTCGTTAGTAATTTCGGCGGTATTCTCCACTTTAGGCGTGCCATATCATCAATTATATCATTAATAGCACGGTCAATAATGACACGGCCAAATAACAAGCCTAGCATTATCTGCCGATTAAGTACCCACTCTGCCACATCCGGATCATTGGTGCCTATCTGAATGCCTTGCCCGTCCCGAAAAAAAAGTGAAGTGGGCTCCTTAACTTCACGAAATCGGACCTTGTCCTCTTTATATATCTCGTAGTACTTCATGACTTATCTTAGCATGCTATCATCTTTCCACGCGTGGTACGCGTCGCAGGCACGGTCTATCGCGTCCGGCCCCTCTTCTTCTTCTGGCTCGTATCCCCAGCCGTTGTCTGCCATATCGCTTTGTATGGCAGCCGCTGAATAAAGCTGCATTCCGTACACCTTAAATATATCGTACTCCTTAAATATATCGTACTCCTTAAATATATCGTACAGCTCTGGATTTAGCACGCCGGAGACAAATTCAAGCACCCATTCCGCGATAGCGCGGTTATTAGTTCCGATTATCGCAACTTCGCGGGTACCCCTAGCCAAAACAATCTTGGGCATCCCTACTGCTTCGCGGCACCTTAGGTCGATCCCGCCGTCAAGCACCTCGTATAGTTCGTAATACTTCATGTGCCAAATTTAGCAAGGCTATTTCAAATAAGCAAGACCCGCACGTAAATAATTACCTCCCCGCCACAAAGGTTGTGCGCTTGCCGTCCCCCCCCTTGTACAGGTGCGTGTACAGTGCGTAGCGCATAGCGTCCAGCGCGTGGTCATTAACCTTTTCCGGCGCGTCTAAAGGTTGCCCGTTTCGATCTTTGCGCCAAGCGTACGTACTATGTTCTTTGTGTAAGTTCACGTTACCCTGCCAGCTACGTAGATTGCCGTGCAGCCCTTGCACATAGTTTATGCCAGCCCCCACATCCTTACGCGCCCGTTGTGCGTTGTAGCCCGCGCGGTATATGTCCGCTATCCTATCGGGCTCCGCTGCATCACAGTAGATCGGTTCGTTCCGGGCCACCCCCAGGTCTTTGAGCGCGGCTATTATGTCGTGCGTAGTCATCTCAGTGCGGTACAGCACCTCTTGCATATAGTACAGGCCGTCCGCTTCAACTACTTTAACCAATGCGCTAGGCACATTGTGGCCAAAGTCCAGCCCGTACCAGCAGCGAGCGGGGTTAGTGGGTAGTTCAGCCACCTGCTGCCAAGGCTGGTAAATCAGGCCGTCGAGGCTACCCCACTCCCCAAGCGCGTATACTTGGTAATGGTACGGGGCTATTTCGCGCATTACCTCCAGCTCCGTTACGTTGGCGGCGGGCAGGTAGGGGTTGTCTCGGTACGTTGTATGTAAATACAGCGAGCTATCAGCACGCGCATTAGTTTCAAAAAATTCTTTGTATACCCAGTTATTGACGTTAACCGGGTTAAAGGTGAGTACAATCTGGCTATGGTAATCGCTTTCAGGGCGAAGGCGGCGGGATAGTTCGTACAGGTCATCTGCCGTACACTGATCAGCCTCTTCCATCCATACAGAGACAACATTCTCGATCCCTTTGAGCTTGTCTGGGTCGTCTATCCCGCTAAACCAGATAAAGTTTCCGTTAGGGGTATACTCAATGGTTAGCTCTTGGCTTCGAAAGACAAAGTATTTGGATAGTCCTAGTTTGCGGATGAGCTCCGTTAGGCCTTGCCATATAGTGCGGGGTATGCTGGTGCGGGTTTTGCGAATGCAAAGCCATCGGTAGTCAGGGTATGTAACTATGTCCAGCAGGATGCGCAGATACATGTGGTAGGTTTTGCCTGCACCTGCCCCACCGCGCATAATTACATATCGCTTGCCGTGCGGCTCAAATAATGGCACGTAAGGTGCCAGAATATGCCGCTCTTTTGCGTCCACCTATCCACGGCGTTTAATGTCTTCAGGCCGCACGATAGTAAGCGGAATATATGGCAATGCCTCCCCATCCGTTTCTAGCTCGATAGTTCGTAACTTAGGCATTACGTAATCAGCTAGCTTAGTCCAGCAGTATATCATATCTTTTGCGTTGTCCAGCTCCGCAAATTTAGTTGCTATTTGCGGGAATGTCTCGGATAGAAACTCGCGTATTTGATTACGCAATGGATCCAAGTCTTTTTTGCCGGCCCCTTTTGGCTTGCCATTAGGGTTACCACTTTGCCCCGGCTTAAACTTGTTTTTTTCGAGCGCGGGATAGTCGCGTTTCGGTTTCGGTTGGTTCGCCTCCATCGGTTTCGGTGGTTAGGGGTTCAATTGTCTCGACGTTTGAGTGCTCATAAGCGTGCAGCATAAGCAATTCCAGTTCGCGCACGTACTTACGTACGCCGTTGGCGCAGTTGTAGCAGGTAACTGGGTCACAGTCTAGCCCTGTAGCCTCTCTGTATACCTCGCATATCAGGTCTACAGCCGCCCGCTTTTCGCGAAGGCTACCCATGCGGCTATCATCATAAGCAAGGATTGCCACTTTGATTCGGTCAATAGCAGTTGTCATTTTCTTCGCACCAGTTAAAGTAACTTTTACCCACAAGGTAGGCAAAAAACGCGGATACAAGCGCAATATACCAGGGCAGAGCAGCTAGCCCGATGGCAAGTGCTAGCCAAAAGCTCATGCACTTTGGGCACGCAATAGGCCGAATGTGCCACAATCGGTAGCGGTGCAGCCACTTATCCAAATGGATGTACATCCGCACCCATACGATTGGCACGAAGATTGATATAGCTAGGCTAAACCAGCAGGCAAGTATTAATTCGCGAATTGTCATTTTGGTTTTTTTATGCTTAGGTAATTAGTTATACCCATAACTGCATCGTTTAGGTTGTAATACACCTCGTATCGATAGCCGGCTACCTCAGCTTTTTCTCCAAACTGCATTTGGGTAGGCTGCATCATTCCGCTTGGCGACTTCATTTCGATAAACATCCCGTGGTACAGGTGGTTCCCGTGCATCAAAAACAGGTCGGCTACACCCGGGGTTAGCCCCATCTGTTTCATTCGCCAGCCTTCGCGGGGTGTTGCTTTGCGCTCATTAGGGATGCTAAACATGACCTTGTCAGGGTGTGCAGTAGCAAACCACTTGACTAGTGCTATCTGGAGAGTTTCTTCGCGCCGCTTCATAACCTAATCTTTTTACGTTTGACCGCCCGCTCATTCATAAGCTGCTCAAGCTTGTTTGCGGCTTCACTCTCTATGTCGCTGCCAGCGGCGTTGTATATAGCTTCAATCAGCGTGGCACTTTTGTTGCCGCCTTTGGCCACCGCACGCAGCAAGTGCGGGTGCCTTAGGTGCAGCACCTCGCTCATTTCGCGCCAGCTGTACTGAGCCTTGAGCTTGCGTATCTTTTCTGCTAAATCCATGGTGCTAAATTACGCATTGTTTTTGAAATAAAAAAACCGAAGGGGATTTTATTCCCCCCCCGGCCTCACTTAATCAAACAAAGACCCATCCGTTGTTAAACTTAAGTACTTTTTTGATGGAGTAGTAAAATACCCCTCGAATTTATTTCGCGTTACCCAGTCAATAAACATACGACAGGCTAGTTCCACATTAGCGGTGCTCTCAGGCGTGCGCCAAAATGTCTGCTGGTGCATCTCCTTGAACTTTCGCGCAGTCTCGGTTACCTCCGCAATGTAGTAGGCTACAACAGGTAGCTGAAACATCTCGAGGTATACCTGCCATTGTAGACTGTCGGTATAATCAGGGGTTTTATGGGTAGTCTTATGCTCGTATAGTGTAAGCCCAGATATAGCATCCGCGGTGCCGGTAAGGGTCAATGTATGCGCCCCGCTGGCTAGCTTGTATAAGCCCGGAACTTCAAAGGCTGCAGCCGCCCACAAGCCGCCGCGGTATAGCTCGCCAAAGGCCCGCAAAATAGCAGTGTCCACCACTACCTTTGTTCGCCCCTGTATAAGATAAGGCTCCCCTTCAGGCCAATCAAATAGCCCGCGCTCTACCATTTCGCCAACCGCCGTGCCGTATTGCATTGCGTAGGTAGGCGGGGTGTAGCTAGTTAGCTTGTCTAAGATGCCAACTGTGTCCAAGCCCGACGTCCAATTTACGAAGGTATCCAGCTGGGTTACGCGTAACCAAAGATTAGCCATTTTGTACCTCCGCTTCTTTTGCTAATACCTCTTTTCGTTTCGTAACTAAATGTCGAAGCTGGGCTTCCACCGCCACGCCCTCTTTTCTTATTGCATCGTAAACTGCTTTTAGCGCGTTCAGACTATCCGCGCTGGCTATGGCTTCCTTGTACCGCTCGATGGCTTCCATCACCTCCGCGCTTGCCGCGCTAACCTTGGCTTGGTGGGCCTTATACGCGGCTATCATATCAGCCATCGTGGTGCTGCTGGCGGTTATGGGTGCTATCTCCATTGCCCCCAGGCCCGCACTATCCTTGCCCCAGTGTGAACTCGACGGGCGAAAGTCAACAACGCGCCGGCCATCGACCAGACTGTAATAGCCAATCAGGTCGGCTATCTCTTTCACCAGTGCGGCGGTGCTGCCGGTTATCTTGGGCTCGCGGCACTCATCATCGTCATTTTCGTGGGCAATCAGTACAACATCTTTGCCCATATCGCGCAGGCTACGCAGCACCCCACCCATTAGCCCTTTTAGCATTCCATAACCCTCTTGAGAGGGCTTGTAGGTTTCACTATTGTACATCCGCGGATACTTTGCCGCAATGTATTCCATCGCTAGCTCCGCCAGCCTACCTACAGTGTCAATGACTACTGTATTGTACATCGACATTTCATCCCGGTCGGATAGCAGGGCGGCTACACTCTGCCAAGTGGGCTGGGTTTCCGCGTCCACCCGGAATGCAGCGCGGCCTTGGCCGTTGTCCGCATCAATCAGGATTGGGGTTGCCGCTGTAATTGCCAAACTGGTTTTGCCTATGCCAGGCTGGCCGTAAATTAGTACGATGGTGCTGCTCACCGGCAGCGCGTCTGTGGATCTTGTTCTCATTTTTTTAATGATTAAGTTGAGTTTCTATTGTTCATCAAAGATTGCGTAGCCCCGCGTTACTTCGCCTGCAAAAGCATGGCAGCAGGCGGCTATTAGCTCATCCAGCATAGCATGCAAGTACGCCGTAGGTAGCCCCTGCATAAGCCAAATGAGCCGAATGGCAATCATGCCGGGAGATTGCTGGCTTTCGTGCTGGTCTGAAATCAGTTCCAGCATATGCTGCACCTTATCTGCCAGGCAGAAATCCGTTCGGATTTGAGCCTTACGCTTGGCAGCGTCAATCTGCGCCGCCCGCTCAAGTAGCGCGGGGGCTACCCGGGCGGCAATGGTGAAGGGCTTTACCATGGCAGATTCCCTTTTTTACTTTCTTTGTACAAGCCAAAGGCATCCCGGGCTAGCGATGTTAGGCTATATGGGTAGGCAAACTGCCCGTTGCTAAAGGCAACAAAAAAGCAATCGTCGCCTAGTAAATTTACGTGGGGCTTAACCTGCACTATTGTGCAGACCTCTCCGGTGTAAGGCTCGTGCACTGTCTTGCCTGGCAAGAAGCGCATCAGGTGGCGGGGCGTGTACATTGTCTTTGATTAAAGTGATAGTACAAAGATAGGGAGGTTTGCGGAATTACGCAAGGGGCGGTTCATTTTTTTTGCAGAATTGCGCCGCCTTTTTCAGCTACCTCACGCTGCTCTGGGCTTAGGTTTGCCCACCGCAGGTCTGCCTCTTGCAGGTTTGAGCTTTCCAGGTCTGCCCATTGCAGGGCTAAGCTTTCCAGGTATGCCCCATACAGGTTTGCGCCTTGCAGGTTTGCCCACCGCAGATTTGCGCCTTGCAGGTTTGCGCCATACAGGTTTGCGCCTTGCAGCTTCGCCCCTTCCAGGTCTGCCCCTTGCAGGTCTGCGCCATACAGGTTTGCGCCTTGCAGCTTCGCCCCTTGCAGGAATGCCCCATACAGATTTGCGCCATACAGGTTTGCGCCTTGCAGCTTCGCCCACCGCAGATTTGCGCCTTGCAGGTCTGCCCCATACAGATTTGCGCCTTGCAGGTTTGCGCCATACAGGTTTGCGCCTTGCAGCTTCGCCCCTTGCAGGTCTGCCCCTTCCAGGTTTGCGCCATACAGATTTGCGCCTTGCAGCTTCGCCCACCGCAAGGCTGCCCCTTGCATGTCTGAGCTTTCCAGGTCTGCCCCTTCCAGGTTTGCGCCATACAGATTTGCGCCTTGCAGCTTCGCCCACCGCAGGTCTGCGCGTTTTCCACCATGCTCTTTTTCCAGCCACATCTTATGTAGCCTAATGATCTTATTTACCTCTTTTTGTTTCATAGTACAAAGATAGGGAGGTTTGCGGAATTACGCAATTCCCGTAAAAATAATAATGTCTACCTACGCGCCTAAGCACAGTGCGCCGTATTTGCCCCTCACGTAGCGCGTATCGCGCAATGCCTACCCTGCTGGCATATGTGCCTACCCATACAACAGATCGCACGGCACAGCGCGTCTATTTGCGAACCCCGTTTCTTCCTGTATTTTTTCGACGAACGCGCGTTTTTGTTCGACGAAAAACTTGTTTTGTAAGCTTTCTTTTTGTTTATTTTTACTTATAAGTAATACAGATAAGGATAACAGGTGGTAAAGAGAAAGAATAAAGATAGATGTTACTTATAGCAAGAGGGCTGTCTTTTTGTTAAGTTCTTAAAAAAAAAGATTTACCACCTGTTGTGCTAAAAAAGCACGCTAAAAGCACAAAAAAAATACATGCGTTAAGCGTTTAAAAAAAACAAAAGGATGTTAAGGTTCTCTACTTTGCGAAATTGCGCACACTTGCATACCTTTGCCGGCCATGGATAGTCAAAAACAATTACCGATAGTCAATCTGCCAGAGGAGCCAAGTGCTGAGGCGTGCGTTATTGGTGCATGCCTACTCGAAGGAACTGCCTTTTCTCGCATTAGCGGCGTGGTTACAGCCGATATGTTTAGTGAGGCCAAGTACCAGCACGTTTGGCGGGCAATGGCTGAACTAAACGACGAGCTTGTGCCTATTGATAAGCTAACGGTTATGGATCAGCTGCGCAAAAACGGCAACTTGGCAGCCGCCGGTGGCCCTTATGTTATCGCCAAATCGACGAGCGTTATAGCTAGTAGCGCGAACCTTGAGCACCACGCTTACATACTTGCCCAGCAGTGGATAGGCAGGGAGACCACGCGTATGTGTTCAGCGGTAGTCTCCTATCAGGATAGGTACGACCCCATTCACTTGTTGATGGGGATGCACGCGAAGATAAACGACTTGCTACAGGTAGCTACACGTAATAGCCAGATGAACCTGGCCGATCAGCTAAACAGCGCGGTGGACGTGGTGCAGCGCATTGCCTCAGGCAAGGAGGCCGGTATACCGATTGACCTGTACAGCCTTCAGCGCATAACCAATGGCTTATTTGCGGGGGAGCTTACGGTTGTGGGCGCACGCCCAGGGCACGGCAAAACGGCATTTGCGCTAAGCCTTGCCGTAGGGTTGCTGAAGCGGGGGATATCGGTCTACTTTGCCAGCGCGGAAATGGCTAGCGAGGCTATCCTAATGCGTGTGTTGGCCAATGTAGGCAGCATACGCATGGGCTCTATTCGCGGGCAAGCGATGGCCGACTCCGATTGGCAGGCGTTGGATGCAGCGCGGGCTACTATCTTCAGCTGGCCGCTATTGCTGGACGACGCGGCACCTATGGACATTACCCGCTTATGTCAGCGCGTGCGTGCGCACAAGCGCAAACATGGCTTGCAGGTGCTGATAGTTGACTACCTTCAGCTGATAGCCGAGCCATCTAACGATAGGCGGGTGGCGGTAGGTAACGTTAGCCGCAAACTAAAGATATTGGCGAAGGAGCTAAAGTTGCCAATCGTTGCTCTGGCGCAGGTTAGCCGGGATGTGCGGGGGAATAATATACGACCGGAGCCGCATCACCTAAAAGAATCTGGGGATATAGAGCAGGATGCAGACAACATTTGGATGCTTTACCGCCCTGATTTGCACGGCCTGCACGAATTTGAGGACGGCACCAGCACAGAGGGGGTGGTATGCCTATCCGTTGCTAAGCAACGTAACGGGGAGGTAACCTCTAAACAAGATTTACGCATGCGTTGGGAGCCTGAGTACCAGCGCATATCCGAGATGGCTAGTCTTAGGCAGAACATGCCTGAGTTTTACTATGAGTCGAAGCCGCTCAATAGCCCATTTTAGCCTAATAGGTATTCCAGTGTCGCCGCCAGTAGCCTCTCGAAGTTGGATCGGCGCGTTGCCCAGTGGTAGCACGCCCGCCAACGCTAAAGAAACGGACGTTGCCGGTGCCTCTTTCGGGCCTGCCATGCCAGCGTTCCAGCCGGCAATCGTCATACATTAACTGCCAGTAGTTGGTATGGTGCCATAATGGATAACGGTTGCTGTTGTCTGCCAGCCAGTCTTCAAAAATAGCCCGCTCAGTATCTATGTTTGCCCCGATTGCATCCAGTACGGTCTTATAGCCGGATAGCTCCCTAGTTACCCCGCCCGTGGTTAATGCCACTACGCCCGTATCGCGTATCTGGTTAGCCCTAAACGGCAGGTCTTTTTGCAACGTGGTATATGCTAACATTACTTTTGCCCTATCCACCAGTTCCTGATTGTCCGTTGTTAGGCCATTAGAGGCCGCCTGATCCACGATCTCTTCATACAGGTATCTACCTAGCACCACGCGTAAAAACGCGCGTTGTGCGGTATGTATGGCTGGCTCCATAGCCAGTGTGCGCACCAGGTCGCGTGCCCCAGGAACCAGTTGCTGAACTTCTTCGGAGGTTATGAGCAACGTATCGGTTATTGCTGCCATTGCTGTATCGCTAATTGGTTTATCTGCTCTTCGTTTGTGCCGCCATCCTGGTTAATTGTAGCGGTATCTACTTGCCCAGTTTCAGTTATTACCAGCTCGTCCACGCTAAAGGTTACATCCCAGCCCAGCAGGCTGTACAGCCAAACCAGATCGTCCAGCAACTCACCCCTTACAGGCTTAATAACTGTTTCAAAAAACGTGGACATAGAGGTGCTGATCGTGCTGGCATCCCCGCTCAGGCTTGGCCCCCCCGGCAGACCTATTAGGGTGAGGCTTGGCAGCTGGTGCGCGCTTACAATTTCCTGCCTTGCCTGATCCTGATACGCACTTACGTTTTTATCCGCCGGGCTATTCGTAAAAGGTACAAACTGAACGCCTTCGCTCTCGTTGTCGACAATTTGCACGAATAGTTTACCCGTATTGTCAGTGCCGTTCTGGAATTCCTCGAAAGACTTCCGGGTTCTTTCGCGTTCGGCCTCATCCATTCGGCCCACAATAGTCAAAAAGCCGCCGGGATTGAAGCTGTTTATGGTGCTTTTGTGCTTAAAATTTATCAGCTCCGCCTCCGTTTCGATGCTTAAAATGGCACTGTGGTAATCGGGGGTTGGGTAATAATGCTTTCCGGGTGCGTAGCGCATTCGGTACACTAAGTACTTGGCCTCAGGCTCGTACTGCCCATCCGGGTCAAAGGGGGCTATCCATACCGCCTCCTTTTTGGTTAGTGCCTCGTCCCGCCAGTCTGGGCTGTACACGTAGCCGTGCACCGTTTCTTTTGCCTCATTATCGTAACTAGCGCGGCGCAATAGGCTAAAGTCAACATGTTTGAATCCGGCCAGCTGGCCGGTGCTATCAGTGTATACTAGTAGCGCATACCCGCCGTACAGGTATCTATCCATTGCCAACCGCGTAAAGCACTCATGTATACCCAGATCATTGCCCACTCCGCTGCTGTAGTTGTCTACCTCGGCCTGTTGGCTAGGGTCTTTCGCCACTGCCTTTAGCTTGCTGCCCCGGGTGTACATCACCTTTTTGTCAATGATCCCCCCGTGCGTGGGGCTAGCGGCATAAAGGTCAATCAGCAGGCCCGGGTAGTCATTGTCTTCAAAGTATTGCTTTACCTGCCATTGCCCTACCTTTTGAATAGGGGTGCGCTGCTTTTTGGATATGCGCCCGCTTCTGCTAAGCGATACCTGAAATATGTTGCTCTTCGCCGTTGTCATATCTCACTTATGGTTAGCTGCACTCGCAAATCTACTGCATCTGTTACGCCGTCAATGTTAGCAATGTAAACCGTGTAGATGTCATTTATTCTAGCCTCATTGATTATGGACGTGCGTAGGTTTGTAACTATACCCGTTCCCGTTGTTTCGGCTATTACCGCGCTGCCACCTACAAGCGTGTAAGCCCCCACACCGCCCACACTTTTGTATATAGAGAGGGTTAATTCTTGCCCGTTACCGGCCGTTAGAGTTGCATTTACGTCGATCCTCAGGCGGCGTGGTCTGCTGCCTAGGTATTGGGCTCTGGGTAGCGTGGTGCTAACTATTTGGATGAGGCTCTGGCTGCCTATTGTCAGTGGGCCAGTTACCATTTCTACAGGTACCCCCGCCGTTACAATCTCGGTGGCAGTGACATTGGTGGTCTGATAAGCGAACAAGTGAGCAACAGTGTCTCCCGGTGGGTCGGTTGCCTCAAAAGCCCCGTCGTTGCTGGCAAAGTAACTAAACCTATCCTTACCTATTGAGGTGTCGACGCTGATTTTCGGGCCTGGCCCTCTAAATGCGCAGCCTACTATACGGAACCCGCCTTGTCCTGCTACACTAAAAGAATCCTCCACATTGGCTACCGTTATCATTGCAGCACTTGTGCCGCCCTGAAAAAAAACGCTACTGCTAAAAAGCAATCCCTGCTGATTATTGTACGTAGCCGGAATGATAAAACTAGCCCCTAATGCCGGCCCTTGTACATAACAGCCATCAATAATTGCGGGAAAGTAGTGGGGCCCATCTAATGTGAGTGGCGTTTCTGAGGTAACTAACGTAGGGGCAACGAAAGCACAGGCCTGTATAACTACCGATCCCCGCCGCCGCACGGTGCCCATATTGCCCGTTAGCGTGAGGTCTCGTAGGCCAAAAAAGTCAAGGCCAAAACTCCCCGTAGTTGGGCCTACATTAAAAATAGACGCTAACCCGGTAGCCTCAAACGCGCAGTTTTCAGCGGATAAGGCACCGTTACCCGTTATCATTGCGCCGGAATCTGTCTTGATTAGTTTGCCGCCCTTCCCTTCGATAAAACAGTCTGTCCCGCTTGCAGGCAACACTAGCGTGTGCCCGTTCACGCTCACATCCCCCACTATCTGGTAGATAGTGCCCGCGCTAAGGGGGATGTTAGCCGCGCCGGTGTAGCCGTCAAAGTCAGATACCTGGGTTACTTGGACTACGTTATATGATTGCAGCCCTTGTGTAGGCCTGCTTACAGCTTCTTCCAGCAACTGGGGGGCGTTTATGCCGGTGCTGGCTGCCGTTGCGCCGGCGGGTACGTAAATGGCTTCTAGTGCAAACCTGCCGCTAGTAGGCGCGGGGGTTGTAGGCACAAACGCGGGGGTGCCTTGCACGACAGATACCACCCCCGCTGTAGTCACCTCCAGTAGGTCTATGCGCGGGTTGCTCACATTGCCCGGTGAAAGAAACAAAGTGTTTAGGCTTGGTATCTGTCTGGTTAGCTCCTGAAACTGGAAGGTGCCAGACTGAACCGTTACGGTTAGCGCATTGGGTGCTTGCCCTATTGACACTTGGCAGCCGGATAAAACGAAGTCAGGCACGCGCGGTACCGCGTAGTCTGAGGTGGTATTATCCCCCCGGGTGGCACGAATGAAGCCGGTGCCCAGCCATTGCAGGGCTAGGTGCTGCTGCTTTTGCACCTCGGCGTTGTTTTGCAGTACATCGCAGGGTACGCTCCCTGCCACAAAATCATTTACTGGCATCGTCTTTTTGTTTAGGGTCTCTGGATGTAAGTAGCCCAAGTGCAATCGGGTACACTACAGCGGCCTCAGTCCAGGTCGTTTTGCCGGTTAGTACGCTGGCGGTTGCCGCCAATATAAGCAACAGGCCTACAACGGTGGTAAGCGGTGCCTTGGTTATATTTCGGAGATGAAAAAACATGGTTATCGGCGTGCGGTTAAAATTTGATGCAGCATAGTTTTGATCTCAGCAAGGGCAGCGTTCAGGTTTTTGATTTCAGTTCGCATTTCCGCGAATTGGGCCTCGTACTTTTGGTCTCGAATGTCGCGAATAGCATGTTCATTTTGTTCATGTGCCTCTTTCAGTTGGCGGATTTCAGCGCGGATTTCGCGAACAACAAACATGCCAATGACTACCACTGTACCCGCCCCTACTGATGTGCCCCAATTCTCCATAAAATATATAATTGGCTCCATGTGTGTTTGGTTTAGTGCGGTTGTAGCGGTTCGGTTGCAAAGTTAAATCCAGTTATGTTATTCCCGTTGCCACTTAGGTCGGGTACGTTAATAGTAGGCAGAACGCCGGTGCGTGTGTCGAATGAATAGCGGGCTACTAGGCCAGTTGTATTTTCGGGAGACAACCCCTGTCCAGCATTATATAATGCTAAAATCTCTGTCCCGGATACCAATCTATAATACAACTGAACCTCATCTATGCGACCCGGAAAATATAGGCTAAGACCTCCCAGCCCAGGATTTCTAGCCCCAATATACATTCCATCGCCAAAAGCAGCATCTGTTATACTGGCAGTCGTTAAGTTTGCAACAGATGCAACCTGAATGCCATTTATATACCCCCTTACTAATCCAGATCGTTCACACGTTATAGCCATCATTGCCCATTGCCCTATTGGCAATGTTATTAACGGGATAAATAAAGTGGTAATTTGTGACGCCGCTAAGTGCACCCAAACTAAAGAATTTGGACCAAACCTTCCTTCATAACCACTCGATCCAAGTTGTCCCCGGGCAAATATATCTTTGCCATTTAGGCTGGCAAGCGAAGATACCTTCATCCACCAGATAAAGCTAAAGTCATTTATTCCAATCGATGGCATAGCCGGATTGGCCACTAAATAATCATTTACCCCGTCAAGTGCAATCGCATTGCCAAAACTAAATGCGCTCACAAGCCCTTGGGCGGTTACGGTCAGGCTAAATGACTCAAAGATTGGATCGTACGCCCGCACGTACACGGTTATTGGGCTTTCAGTTTTTGTTGTGAAGCGGGTGTAGCTAGTGCCTGTGGCTACTATAGTGGCAAACGCGGGATCCAGTGCCCACTGGATTTCGATTCCAGCAGGCGGCGTATCCACCGTCCAAGTCAAATCGCCATCCTCTACCCGCTGCTGTGCCTCCAAGCCAGTCGGTGCGCTTGCCCTAGGTATATAGCAGGTGGTGCTTAGGCCGCAGAACTGCTCATATGTTAAGGCGCAAAATTCGCTGAAGTCTAAATCGCATAGGCAGCCTACAGGGGTGGTTACGTACTGCTCTATGTAGCTACTTACTACCTGCCTAAGGGGGTATCGCTGTGTGCAGGTTGCCGTTAGCACTATTCCACTTTCACCATCCTTCGCCTCAGTAGCCGCAGCCGTGGTTACCTTGCACCCGCCCTCTTCACCTACTAGCCAATAGCGACCGGCAAAGTCCGCCACAATAAATATGGCCTGTTTAGAGCGGTAAAACTGTTCAGCCTTATTGCGGCTATCAATATTCCAGCCTTGCATTTTGAACGTAAGGGTAATCGCGTAGCGGGTGCTGGGGGTGGTCTCACTCGTTTCAGTCAGAGTGGCTAAGTTCCGGTTTACCCGCACATCGCTAAACCAAACATTTTGTTGGCCGGTGTGGCCGATAACCCGTTGCCGTTGCAGGGTAATGGCGTTCACCTGAGTGAGCCAGCGGCCAAAACGATCCCGCTCGCTTACCCAAATAGCCCGAACCCCCCCAGGCCCAAAGCGCACACAGTCCAAGGGCTCCTGCGCAATGCGTAGGCCCGTGCGCTGGGTAGGCCTGAAGCTAGGCATTGCCCTGCTCTTTAGGCTTGCGTCCGCGCTTAGCAGGCTCCGGGGCTCCCTTGCTTACCACTTCTAGGCGCACTTCCAGATTGCAGGCCTCTGCTACCCGTGATATATCGGCCAAGTCGGTAGGCCTAGAGGGGTCTAGCATCTCGTGGATCGGGTTTAGCGTAAGCAGTTTAAGGCGTTTAGCTAACTCCCTATCATTTACCCCCGCCATCTCCATTAGTTGTCTAACTAGTTCCGCGCTGTTCATTCTGCAAAATACGTAAGATTTTAGTAATTTTGAATAGCAATGGAGCCGGTCATTCACGCCACTGTATACCTGAGCAACGATCCAACGCTAGCGGTGGCTGAAAAGCCCGCCAGCATGTACGAAGCATATGTACAGTTAGAAAGTGCGCGGCGCATTAGTGCGCTTATGCAGCAGGGCTGGGTGCAATTCTTCTTTATTAAAAAGACAACCGGGCAAGAAACGTCCATAATCGGCACTACTAACCCCGAACTCTACCGCTATACCTTCAAAGGGCCAAAATCAAGGCGCATTGCCGGCCTTCAGCGGTTCGTTGCATTTAATCGTAAAGGCCGGGCCGCTTGGCGGTCGTTTTACAGGGCAATGGCTACAAACATTGTAGAGCCAGATAAACGCCAAGCGGGCGGACGTGAGGGTAAAAACGTGCGCGTAAATGTAGACACGAACACAAAACAAACAATCAACTGGGATTTTAAAAAACACCAAGAAATATGAGCAACCTGTATCTGATTGCCGGGCACGATCTACAGCGCGACCCCGGGGCACTGGCCTACGACCTCACAACCGAGGCTAGCCTAACCGCCGTATTGCGTGATGACATAGCGCGTGTGCTAGCCAACCCAAACGTCCATCGGCACAATGGTACCGTTATGGCCGATAACGATAGCCATAGCCTGCTGCAAACAATCCAAGCGGTGAACGCGACTGCAAAGGCAAAGGACTACCTGCTGGATATACACTTTAATTACAACGCGGCAAAAGCTAGCGGAACTGAAGTCTTCTACGCCGCATCCACCAACCCGGCAAACATAGCCCGTGCCGGGGTGTTATCCGCAAAAGTAGCGGATGCAATGGGTATATCTAACCGAGGGGCCAAGCCTGATACCCTCACCCAGCATGGGCGACTTGGCATTTTGCGGGATACAATTCCTCAGGCCTTGCTGCTGGAAGTGTGCTTTTTGAACGCAAAAGACTTGACCGCGTACCGCAACTGGCGAGGAAAGGTTGTTGCAGCTATAGCCGCGTTTTATAGGCCTTTTCTTGCGCCGAATGTATAGGGTTGGGTGTATATGCTTAGCCCTGCTTATCGGGGCGTGTAGCCCCTGTAAACACGCACAACGGGTATTGGCGCGGTGCCCAAACGCGGCGGCTGATACACAGTACGTACAGCGGGTGGATACCCACTATGTGGCGTATCAGCGCACAGATACACTCATCCATGAGCACCTTTTATGGGATACGGTGCGGATCGATAGTGGGCGGGTGCGGGTACGCATAGTGAAGCGGGATAGCCTGTTGTACGTGCGGGCCGAATGCCTGCCAGATACGGTGTATATAGAGGGGAAAGATAGGGTGGTTACCTTGACAAAACAAGCTCCGCCATTCCACGTGCCTGTTTGGGTGTGGATAGTAGCGGGGCTGGCTGGCATACTATTGCTTTTGCGCTTAATGCGTTAGGCATATTTTAAGAACGTCCGCTACCCAGCGTGCCTCTTCTAGCCGGGTAGCGCATTTACAATGGGATGGCACGTTAGTAAGGCTAGCCTTCAACCCACAACCGTTCAATAATGGGCTATACTAACTGTTGCTTATAAGCCAAGTAGGTTTCCGCATTTTCAAACCACTGCCCGCCCAGTTCGATGACATCCGCTTTCTGGGCTTCGGTCATTTCGGGCTCCTCCAGCTCCAGCACGTTAGGGATGCCAAGTCCGTTGCTATCCAGCAGGTCGGGGGCAAATCCAGCTAAGTACTGCGGAATACGCACAATGTAGCCGTTATGGTTTGGCAACTCAATTGCTCGGTCGAGAGGAATAAAAGCGTACATATTAATAAGGGATAAATTGCTTTTTAATGCGCGACAAGCGGGTTTGAAGCGATATTAAAACCGGTAAGGGTATTGCCGTTGCCGCTTTGGTCGGCAATGGTTGGGCTAGGATAAGCGGTTGAGGCCAGCGCGTCAAAGCTGTAGCGCACGCGCAAGCCTGCTAGTAGGCTCCCCCAAGGCTTCATGCCTAGGCCAAACTTGTACATTTCCGTTATTTCTGCTGACGTAAGGCCACGGTTGTAGTGCGTATACTCATTTAACTGCCCGTTTAACACCGCAATAGGCGTAGGGGAAACGTTACCGCCCAATAAGAGGGGCTGGGTAGTGGCCATCGACATAACTAGCGGCACATCCGGTCGAAGCTTTCCTCCGTTAACGTACAGACTTAGTACACCAGCCGCACGACTTATCGTTAGCATATTCCACTGATTAGATGTTATCGGCGGGCCACCTATATTTATGGCAGAAAAGGTGTTGGAAGAATCAGCAAAAATAAAGCTTAGACCCGCGTTATCATTAAAAGTAGTATCTAGGCTGCCGTCGGCATTCAAGCGGGCAATGCGGTTCGCGCTTACGCCGTTGTACGTGGTAAAAGAGCCGGCTATCAAAACCTTCCCATCTGTCTGAATCGACACATCAATAACGCTGCCGTTTGCCCCTGTGCCTATGTTAAAGGTAGTATCTAGGCTGCCGTTTGCATTCAAGCGGGCAATGCGATTCGCGCTTACGCCGTTGTACGTGGTAAAAGAGCCGGCTATCAAAACCTTCCCATCTGTCTGAATCGACACATCAAAAACGCTGCCGTTTGCCCCTGTGCCTATGTTAAAGGTAGTATCTAGGCTGCCGTTTGCATTCAAGCGGGCAATGCGATTCGCGCTTACGCCGTTGTATGTAGAAAAGTCCCCCGCTATCAAAACCTTCCCATCTGTCTGAATCGACACATCAAAAACGCTGCCGTTTGCCCCTGTGCCTATGTTAAAGGTAGTATCTAGGCTGCCGTCGGCATTCAAGCGGGCAATGCGGTTACGGGCCGTACTGTTGTATGTGGTAAAGAATCCACCGATCAGCACCTTGCCATCGGGCTGAATGGCTATGGTGTTAATAGTCAGGTTTGCCCCTGTGCCTAT